ACCTTTGTTCTCTCACAAAGATCGGAAATCTGTGTCGGTAATGTCTTCCGTAATCAACGAGCGTCTGCTTCGTAAATTTTACTTTGCGATTCTGGAAACCGTTTTTAAGGAAAAACTGGCCGGAGGTTATGGCAGTCCTGTAAGTCTGGACAATGCAATGAACATTGGCAGCCAATTTGATGAGATCGAGTTTTACGAAAACGTTGTTAACAAAGTAGGTGCATAATGGAAACTAAAGCTCTTCTTGAGCAGTATGTATCGGATCGAACTTCATCTGTTGATGTGATTCCGTTCATTGTCAAGAAGGGTATTGACACCATTTCTGGTGACATACCTTTCAAATTAAAACTAGCCATTACATTGAGTGAGCTTATAACTTTCAGCTCTCACTTGCGTAAGCCCATTCAGCTTTACGATGGGACCTTGGTACCAACAAACGCTATCGTGTTTGCTTTAAGTGCTTCAGGTACGTCCAAAGATAAGTCTTTGAACACTATCCGCAAATCAATGTCTGATGCTTACGAACAGTTGGAGGATGTTCGCAAAGAGTATGCCCGCACCAAAGCTGAAAATATGGCAATTCTCGAAGGTGGGAAGAAAGAGGAATGGCAGAAATACTACCATCCTCCGAAGCCATTGCAGACCGGTCTTGGCACCGTAGAGGGCTTGATACACCACTTCGCTGATATAGCGTCCAACCCTCTGGGTGCCGGGTCCATCATGTCGTCTGAGATCGGCTCAGAGCTTCAAAATAACGGTTCAATGACTGACATCATAAAAACCGTTGCTGTGGCATACGATTTGGGTAACATCCCTCCAAAAATCGTTAAGTCAAACGAGAATCAGACCAGCGATGTCAAAGGATTACCTGTCAACGCCCTGTTCTTCGGCTCCCAGGAAGCTATCCTGTTCAATAATGAAATCAAAAATCGGTTCAAACTGGTGTTTAACACTCAGCTTGCCCGTCGAAGCATTTTTACATTCACCCCGGAACAACCTACCGCTCTGGTAATCACCTCAATAGATGAGTTGTACGCCATGAAGGAGAAAGAGCGTGAGCGTGTCCTGAAGGCTCAAGCATCGCTAAACGAGTTCACGTCAGGGCTGGTAGATAAAACAAACACAACACCTTTAGGGATGTCTGACGAAGCCGGTAAACTTTTTGACGTGTACTTAGAACTCAACAATATTATTTCAGATGGGATGTCTAATAAGTACCCAATCGCCAAGCTAAGCCGAAAGCACAAGCAGTGGCTGACACTCAAGTTAGCAGGCAGCTATGCCATTCTTCAGAATGACGAAGAGATCGACGAAAAGACTTATGCGTGTGCTATTAACACCGTAGAGTCCCTATCTTCTGACATGGCTGACTTCGAGCAAGAGCTTGTCAAAGAACCGTATGAGCAGCTTACAGATATGTGCAAGTTCAAAGCTCAAGACGGTGAATTCTTTTTGTCTCTTCACGAACTCCGGAAGCTGTCTTATATTGGCGGAACCGGGTCATCAAAAGCCAAAGTCGAAGAAATGTGCACCATGGCAAATAGCTATGATGAGCACGGCTCTTACACCATGGCTGACGGTGGCATCAAATATAAGGAGATCATCAAAACCAACACTGTTGGTGTTTCATACATCATTTTTCAGGAGGACCTAAAAGACGCTGAAATGAAGGATTACATGTCCAGAAATTGTAGTCATGGATATGAGTTCTACGAAACTGAGTTTTCTGAAATAGAGCTGCTGCTACAAGAAAATGCAGCGTACAGCTCATTTGCTTTCAAAGACGGTGAACGCAACAAAGCTAATCTGATCAATGGAACTAAATTCGTTGTCTTAGACATCGATAAATCTATGCTGACCGACTACGAAGCTCACACACTGTTGAGCCATTACAACCACTACATCGCCAGAACAAGCGATCCAGACAACGAATTCAAGTTCCGGGTAATCATGGAGCTGGATTCTATTGTCGATATTGATGAGCGTATGTGGAAAGAGTTCCTGACAGAAATCGGTGAAGAGCTAGGCCTTGTGGTAGATATCCTGCCTCAAAGCCAAATATTCCTGTCTTACAAAGATCGGACTGTGCTCAAACAGCTGGAAGGTGAAACACTTCAAACCAAGTATCTGATTGAGCGTGCTGCTGCCCGTATTAGGGATAAGCCCAAGCCTGTTACCTCACTTCCCAAAGCTCAGAAAGATACAAAGCTTCAAGATCCAAGGGAAACTTTCTTCTTCGCATTTGAAGCAGAAAATGGACAACGGTCTGTTCTAATGTACAGGGCCTTGGCTTATGCAATAGATCTTGGTGCTGGTGAGGAATACATACAAACCCTGGCTCATGAGATTAACGATTACTGGGTAGATTCTATGGACGAAGACCGTCTTAACAGGACATTAATTGTCCCTGCTCTACGGAGAATTGGTTGATGGTTCCTTGGACCTACAGAGAAAGTATCGTTGAAAATCACGACGACTTCTTGCCCGGGTGCACAGATATTGTGTACTTGATCACTTATGTTGATGGTATGAAATATATCGGCAAGAAAGCGGTTCGTTCTCTTAGACGAAAGCCTCCTCTGAAGGGCAAAAAGCGTAACCGAATTGTCCTCACTAACCTGCCTTTCCAGAAGTACGTTGGAAGTCACGAAGCTGAGACTGCTGAGATTCTCTCACGGGAGATTCTCTATCAATGCAGCTACAGGAAGTCTTCTACTTACGTGGAGACTGCCCTGCTGTTTGAGTTCGATGCTATTGCCGATCCCATGTTTTTAAATGAAAATATCCTGGGCAAGTTCTTTGCCCGAGACGTTATCGGGATTCTTGATAATGATTAAAGTCACCTACGGAGTCACTGCAACTCGTTACAACATCCAAAAGAAGCTCAACAGCCTGTCTGACAAGCCTGTGATGAGCTTAGACACTGAAACCTCTGGGGTTTACCCGAAGCAAGACAGAAAGACGGCTCAGAAGCTTTTAGACAAGGACCCGGATCTCTCCATCGATCAGATTAAGCAGTATCGTATGGTGGCCGGGAATTCCGGTCTAAGCTTTCCGTCGTTAGTAATCACTACTCACTTTGTCTTTGGCCTTTCCAGAGATCACAGTGAAATACTGATTCCAGATAGCGTTCATACAGAAATGCTTATCTGGAAATTCATTGCTTCTCATAAAGGGTTGCTTGTAATACACAACGCTCTTTTTGACTTACAGATTATGTACAGTCGAGTTGGCTGTTTGCCACAGAACTATGTGGACACTGCCATTATGTCCAAATGCTTTATGAACCACGTAAACATTTGGAAAGCTAAAGCCAGTTTAAAAGAGCTGATGAAAAATCAGTACGATCCTTCTTGGTCAATTTATAACGAATACGAGCCTGAGAACCCCAAAAATCCAAAGTTTCTAAAGTACTGCTCCATTGATGGTGCTGCTACTTTTAACTTGTGGGAAGAACTCAAAGCTCACTCCAAAAAAGAGGAAGAGATTTATGGACCTGCCTAATTCAGACATTCTGGTTAAGAATGTTGATGTACCCCTTCTTAGAAAGCAGTACGAATGGTTGTTGTTAAACAACGGAGTTCTGCCAGAAGAGCTGGAAGGACTTATCAACTTTATTGAACACATTCTTGATCAGGTAGAAATCTACCCCACAAGAAAAAATAAGGCATAAAAATTATGTTAGCTGAATACTTAGATCACATGGGTACAGACCTCACAGTGGTTAATGCTGCACGAGTATCATTCTCTGCAGAATCTACAGAACTAACCGGAAAAGACATTAACCTCATTAAATTCTTGGCTCGTGGTTGTACTTCAGGTGAGTGGTTTGCAAACATCAGCATTCTTTCATCCGAAAATTTGGAATGTGATGACGCAGAAGAAATCTTGAAGTGGGTAAAGAACATGCCTACCCACTGGACACCCTTCTCACACGCCATGATTTCCATTCGGGAAACTGTACCCATTTTCGTAGCCAGGCAGAGATTCAAGCACATGGTTGGCTTCACGTACAACGAAGTAAGTCGTCGTTATGTGGATGACACACCTGAGTTTCACACTCCAGGAGAGTGGCGTTCTCGTCCTGTTGGAGGCATTAAACAGGGTAGTGATGGCGTGCATCCAGCTAATGATCACTTTCGTAGTCAATACGCAGGCTTTTCCGAAGCAGCACACGCTCTGTATGCCAGCCTGATTGAAGACGGTGTAGCACCGGAACAAGCCCGTATGGTTCTACCACAATCTATGCTAACTACTTACTGGGTTACAGGCTCACTCTATGCTTGGGCTAACGCTTACATTCAACGTAGTGATCCACATGCACAGCTGGAAATTCAACAATTGGCTAAGCAATGGGATGAAATCATCCAACCTCTATTTCCAAATTCTTGGAAAGCTTTAACACAGTAAAGGTTAATTATGCGTCCATATCAACGTCTACCTGTTCCTATGCCATCTGACTACGATCCGGGACCAAGTTACTTTTACGAAAACTTTGCCAGTCATTTTATCCCTGACATGATAAAAATGGTAAATACCGGTTTGGCAGTAGATTCCAGTGCTGTCGAAGATCTCAGAACTCTCATTGATGAGGTACAGGAG